GTGCACATTCCAGCCTGAACTCAGGGGTGAAGGTTCGTTTGGTTTTCTTGTTCATTAAGTCACCTGTTTTGTGTTGTGGTGAGAATATCACCTTTCATCAGGTGGCCAAATTTAGTGTGCCACTACATTCACCACCTCGCGCAATACATTATGAAATCCAGTACCAGCACAATGCTCACAGCGAGCCTTACTTGCCGCAGACCTGGAATAATCAGCAAAGGCAAAATTCACAAGGTAAGGAATGATCTGTAGCCGGGTTTCTTCACTCAATTTATTCAATGTCGGGTTATCCAGTGCCATCGCGTAATTGAGCAGACCTTCAATCGCAAACTGAGGATCCTGAACACCAACTTTTGCCAGGAATAAAGCAAACCCAAGCGGTGCTTTTGACTGCACCATCCCCTGCGCAGCCATCACATCCGTAATTGTTAAACCACCAGAGCCTGTCGCCGGTGCGTCATCGCTCAGTTTTGGAGATTTCGGGGAGTAATATTTCGGTAAGGCTTCAAGGTTCATGCTCGTTCTCCACTTACGCCAGTACGCCAATTGCCAGCGCACGATCGATAAAACGAAATATCAGCTCCAGCTGAGAGCCATACTTCTCTTCAAATGCCACGGTATCCGCATGCAGCTCGTCGTGATGCTTTCTGCACAAAGGCAACACAAAAAGGTCATGCGCTTTTGTACCCATTCCACACTGACCGTGGCCTATCAGGTGGTGGGGATCATCAGCGGGCTTTCCACAACATGCACACGGCTGTGTCTTAACCCAGCGCGTGTACTTTTCATTAACCCAGCGGCGACGTTTTGGGCGTAACATAAAAGACTCCGGCGACTCCGGATCCACTTTCAGCGCCAGCACCTTTTTCGCTTTATCCTGGATGATGCTGGTGGCAGGAACCGAAGGCACAAGGTCACTTTCCCGGGTGACAGACGGCACAACAGGCTTCGGTAATCTCAGTGCCTTACGGGCTGCACTTTCCGGTAAGGCATCCGCCAGGTCATTACGAATCAGCCACCAGCACAGTTCCGGCATTGTCACAACGTGACTGTCATCAAAACCGAGATCCCGACGCACAACAGACAACACCCAGCGGGTACAGTTATCCGTTGCCATTGATTCCAGCCGTTCCGTGAACTGATCGCGCAGCTGGTTATCGCAGTGCCAGCACAGACGGATTGCGCCCGGCGTGTGTCGCATTGTGGTCATGTTCTCGCTGTGCCAGTCGGAATGAGGCCACTGGCAGCCTTTTTCACGAAGTAACCAGCTTTCAAGACATTCCACTCCACCAGCACGACGAATAACTGCCTCATTGCGGAACACGGCCCGAACGGCAGGATCATCCGCCAGCGGTTGTGATGCTGCCGGAACGGCACCGCTGGCGAAAGATGAATAACGTTCCGGCTCAGGCTCCAGCAGGACACGCCCCTGCATAAACAGGGGCATCAGCTCTGAACCGGGTCTGAACAATACAATCCCCATTCGCGGGGCAATTTCAGGAGTCAACAATGCTCTCACGGTCACCTCAGCGAACGATATTGCATGAACACAGGAGAAAAAATTCAGCCATCACGCAGTAAACTCCTTCACCAGAGTTTCAAACTGGCTTACCTTGCCTTCCAGTTCCGCCACGCAATCCACCAGCTCATCCACCGCCTTTTGTGTGCGGTGTTTTGCCTGCAGCAGATCACGAAGCGCCGGAGTAAGCTGCTTGCGGAGCGTATCCTTTGCCACGCTCGTTTTTTCCATCTGTTCAGCACAACGAAGCATCTCCTGCGCCTGCCGACGAAGTTGTTCCGGTGAAACAGTGGTTGTTCTGTTGTTCAAAATAAACGCTCCGTTTTACTACCCGACATGCGGTTATTGCTGTATCTGCGCGGATTGCCCGGCGTCATGGGAGTGGAAAGAACCCGGGCACTCTCCTGATCCACAGGCAGAAAATGCCCGTTATGAAAACGCCGGTAAATGGTACCCAGCGTGCCATTACGCTGTTTCGTGATGTTGATTTCAGCTATGCCTCTCGCCTGTGTCTCCGGGTTGTACACCTCATCCCTGTAAAGCATCAGAATGATGTCTGCATCCGCCTCTATTTCCCCTGAGTTTTTCAGGTCCGAGTTCATGGGGCGTTTATTGGGTCTGGATTCCACGCCACGGGAGAGCTGGCTCAGAGCAATCAGCGGAAAACCGCCGGATTTTGCCAGGCTTTTAAGTCCCTTTGAGATTTCCCCCACAGCAAGGTCGTGACGCCCCGTGCTGCGGGTTTTAATCAGGCCGAGGTAATCGACCACCACCAGCGCCGTTTCCGGGTGTTTCATCCGGTGGTGCCTCGTGGTTGCACATATCTCATCAATGGTCAGGTTTGCCTGGTCCACCATCCAGATATTACGCCCCGTCATTCGTCCCACGCCCTGTGAGAAACGTGCCCAGTCTTCGTCTTCAAAACGGGCAACAGACTTAAGACGGGATACCGGCATTCCCCCTGCTGCAGACACCATACGTTCACCAATCTGGATGTTCGCCATCTCCATGGTGAACAGAAGCACGCCATGCCCCTGCTCAGTCACCTTGTCGATGATATCCAGCGCAAGTTCGGTTTTCCCCATCGAAGGACGAGCCGCAATGAATACCAGGTCGCCTGGCTCCATACCGCCCGTTTTTGCGTCCAGTTCATCAATACCGGTCATCAGCGCCCTGGATTTCTCCAGTCCCTGATTGCGGCATTCAACACGGTCGACCACTTCCGGAAGGACATCATCAATGTGAACCGGCTGAATGACGCCCTTTCCGGTCGACAGTGAGGCCATCATGTTCTGCGCATCCTTCAGGGCATCCTCGGCTGCTTCACAGGTATACGCATCACGTAAATTCTGTAATGCTTCAGTCAGTGTTTTTTCTGCATCGCGCAGTGCGGCATTACGCCGCAACGCTGCGACATAGTGCTCCAGTGAAGACTTCACCCAGGTTTTGCGTCCGGTGTCGGTAATCACCGGGGCAAGTTCCGGCATCTCATTGCACAGCAGTACGGGGTCAATGACGCCGGATACACGGGCCTGTCTGCAAATTCCCGCGTAAATATCCCGGTACTGTCGTGCAGAAAAAACGTCCGCCGACAATGTGGCCAGAATATCCATCACTTCCGGATCAGCCCCACGCAGAAAAAACGCGCCAATGACAGCGCCTTCCAGGTCATCGTTACGCCATGCCGGGGTGTTCTGGCTGGTCATGCGGCAACACCTCCGATACGAGAACGGTAGCTGGGCCAGTTAAACGACAACCAGTTGCGCCCGCCATTGGTGATCCTGTCGGCAATCCGGGGACTGATGAACGCCCACAATTCTTCCGGTGAAAGGTTGCTGATCAAGATAGTTGGCAAAATACCCTCATACCGGGCATTGATAATTTCCTGCAAAATGGCCATTTCAGCCGCACTGCCAAACTGAACGCCGACTTCGTCGATGATCAGCAAATCCAGTGACGCATAATGCTCAATGACGTCATCCGCTGTTTTTTCACTGTCATTCCGCCAGCAGTTTTTCACAGCACGGGTAAGGCGCATCACGTCGGTGATCTCCACACTGGCCAGATAGTTACGGATGATGTGTTTTGCCATTGATACCGCCAGATGATTTTTCCCGGTACCGCAACTGCCGGTCATAACAAGACTGGTACCGTTCTCCAGCATATCTGGCCAGTTCTCCGCATAGCGGCGACAGGCCGCAAGATTTCTGGCTGCGTCAGGATTAACCTCCAGATAATTATCAAACTCGCAGTCCCGAAAACGCAGAGCAATTCCGGCGTTATCAGTCAGTTCTTCCGCCTTGAGGGACGACAGTTCCATGGTCAAATCACTGGCCTCAGCGATCAAGCAGTCAGGGCAGCATGAAATTTTTTCTCTGTCCTCGCCATTACGATCGATCCACACCAGTATATGCGTACGATATTTACCGTGTTTTTCGCAATATCCGCGACCTTCACGCATCAGGCAGGAACGATAAGGCCATGGCTTTTCGCCCTTCTGAGCAAATGCAATCTCTGCCCGTAACTCATCCATTTCTGCCCGTAACTCATCCATTCGCGCCTGTAGTCTTGTTTGTTTCTCACGTTGGTCAATCGTCATCATCGCTGTCACCTCAGAATGTCAATTTGTTACTGGATTTACCGAATTTGTCAGACATGGCTCCCAGGCCAGCCAGGACATCGACCTGTCGCTGTCGCCCACCTCCGTGAGCGGCTGGCTGTTGCCAGTAATCTTCGAAGTGACGATCGGGTCCAAAGAACGTCGCAGCCTGCTTCACGAACTGTGTGCCGGTATTTCCTGTAGCACGTACCCAGGCGGCATACCGCTTCACGCCATCAAGCATGGTCTCCGGTTTTATTCCCTCCCTGATACGGGCTTTCCAGGCTTTGAAGGCTGCTGACTTGGAATTGCCACCAGCACGTTTGGGATATTCCTGCCAGGCCTGTTCAAATTCCGGTGAATATTCCTGTCTGGCAGAACGCGCTGGTGCAGACGCGTCAGCGGATGCGCCAATAGTTGATTCATTGACTGGTTCTTTGACTGGTTCAAAAGAGTGACTGGTTCTGGGTGAATCTCCTGCACTACCCCCTGGTGCAACTCCTGCACCACCTGGTGAATTTGCTGCACTAGGTAGTGAATTATTTGCACTACCACCTGGTGAATCTTTTGCACCATCAAGACGAAGAAGATAAATATTGCTCGAGTTCCCTTTTTCACCTTTCCGGGAAACTTTTTTTACCAGTCCAGATTCACAAAGAGCCGTAATATGATTCATCACAGAACGTTTGCTAATCTCGCACTGATCAGCAATATGCTGATAGCTGGGCCAGCACTCGCCCTGATCGCTGGCATTATCAGCCAGCTTAATCAGAACCAGTTTTCGCAACGGATTTCCCACACGAATTTTCATCGCTTTCACCATCAGCTCCATGCTCATAACACACCTCCCAGGCGTTTAAACATTTTTCCAGACAGAAATACCGCCAGAGGGTAACTGATGGTGTAGCTACGCCCCTGTAGTTCGCACACGACTTTCTGGCTTTCAGCGTTGACTAGGCAAACCCGCAGAACGTGACCGTTGCTGGTGGCGAACCACTGCCCCACACGGGGGCAACGGTTGTATCGGTGATACAGGGAATTAACGATGTGGCGGATCATGGACGCACCTCCGCCGTAGTTACGTATTTAACCGGGCTACCTTTCATTGAGATGGTTTCACACATCTCTGCCGCTTTCAGTTCCGCTGTTTTTCTGGATTTATAGCGACGGTGCCAGACAGATACATCCGTGCGAACTGATACATCGTTTCTGTATTCCGTAGTGGAGATGATGATTACGTAACTAATCATGGGCGAACCTCCTTGTCAGAACCATTCAGCCTGGAATCAACAAGTGCAGCGCCAAAAACAGCATCACCAACACGGTCGTACAGTTTGCTAGCCAGCGGAGATTCAACGGCCTTAAGCATTGGATAAAGCTGGCTTGTCCAGATTTGATGGATTTCACGCAAATGCAGGTATACGCCTCTGGCATTTCGTGCGACAGCTGACATATCAGACGCATCGGCACCTGATAAACTCTTCTCCATCAGGTTAAAGGCGTTGATGTATGCCTCTTTGAACCGGGCAGCACGTTTACCCGTGAAACCCATAGCAAGAAATGCAAAACCGTCTCGTGTGATTTGATAGCAAGGGAGCTTGCGTGTACCACCGTTCGGTTGATTTACCGAAATCGATGTCTCCGCAAAATTGCGGGCACAAAACTCAGGGGAACAATCCAGAGTGCGGATCTTTTTCAGCACATCGTCGTGACGCTTGGAGAAGAAGTTGGCAACAGCCAAAGAAGTGGTAACGGCCTGGCCGTTGTCAATGGTGATTTCAGGTTGAGTGAGGGCTGGGATCGTAGCCATGATGGCAGCCTCCGTTGACAGTGAAAAACTTCCACCACCGGAAACGCCAATTTCACTGGTGGTGAACTGGACGGGGTTGGCGTAACCGGCGTCAACGGAGACCGGCGCACCTTTCGGTGCCCCCGCCCAGCCCACCATAATCTGGATGTGAGCAAATGCGGACGATAAAAAAGACGCTGGCGCGTCATACATCGCCGTTGACAATTTCAGGACGCCAATCCCGGCACCCGCTTTATAAGGTGCAGAGACAGTGTAACGTCCCGGAATTGCAGAATCAATATGCTGGTGGCGCTTCGCACTCAACAAAATCACGACGAAACAACCATAGTGGGCTGAAGCACTCATCCGGATAACCATCACGCAGGTAAATGACCCGCTGTGTTTCAGGCTCCCAGCGTATAACGTGGACGCGACGCCCTCTTCCATCACGGAACCAGCGGTTAAGTTCCTGCACAACTCGCCCCCCACAGTCAGGTAAAGTTCTCTGTGGTTACTTACAGCCAGGTGATTTGGTAATCTGCATTCATGCCGTAACAACAGGTGTTCAGCGACACTGACCACCAGCTGTTGCGACAAACGGTTATTTGCCGTTAAACTGTTCATGCGTTAGTTTCTCCACAACCAGAAGCAATCGACGCCACGACGCCCGGAGCTGCACACTTGCGGGCGTTACTCTTTTCCGGCGCACAAAAAACACGAAATAACAGTGTTAAATGCTCCTGCCACTTCGCCATTACTTGGTAGCTGTTCTCTTCGATTTGCTCACGCTCAGCCTGGTCAATAACTCCATCAGCAGTTGCCTTGCGTAAGTACTGGGAATGCTTGCCAATCCATTCTATTGACTCCATCAGCCGCTGATTAATGTCACCATTGTCAATGTCATCAATGACCACCAGCGGCACAAACACCCCATTACTACGACGGGCTATTGCATCTGTTACATGCCTGGTACCACTGGCATCCTGTAAAACCATGGCCCACTCAAGTGGAAAAATTTGATCCCCACCGCTACGCAGTCTGTTATGCAATTGATCTTTTGCTGGGGTGATATCATCAGATTTATACAAACCAAGAATTTCTGCTGCTTCCTCATAGCCATGAGGTAAATCAGCAATCGTTCTTCGTATTGCTGCCACCAGCCATGCTGGTTGTTTATCAACTTTCCATTCAGGTTCTTTACCCACGGTTAATTCCTCATTTCTGTGGTGTTTTTATGCCGCAGCACTGTTAGTCTTTTGATATAAAGACACGTCAACTTTCAGTTTCCCGTTAGTAATTTTTTCTAACTGGTACGCTCGGCCTTCAGGAATAATCTCAGGCCACTCTGAAACAGACGGATGCTTAATACCTAGGGCTTCGGCGGTTTTACAAACTCCGCCGAAATAATTAATCACGTCGGATTTCCGCATTTCTGTCTCCCGTTAAATTACGTTAAGCAGAAATGTAGGACATCCAACATGACAATGTCAAGAATCCTACATGGGCATGTGGTAGGATTGCCTACATGATGAACATGAGTGATCGTATTCGCCAAAGGCGAAAAGAACTGAACCTGACACAACAAGCACTGGCTGATTTGACTGGTGTGAACCGTGTCACGGTTACTGGATGGGAAAAGGACGACTACCAACCAAATGGAGCCAACCTTCAAGCCCTAGCCAACGCACTTAAATGCGATCCTCTGTGGCTTGTTAGCGGAAAAGGCTCGCCTGAACCAAAGATAAATCTAAAACCTGAAATATTCGCAGTTAAAAAAGTCCCCCTAATCTCGTGGGTTCAGGCGGGTTCATGGACAATGACGGAGCCTGGTGTCAGGAAAGAAGATGCTGAAGAGTGGGTTTATACTACCGCCCTTGTATCAGAAATGGCATTTGCACTACGGGTCCGTGGTGATTCAATGACCAATCCCCTCGGCTCACCATCGATACCAGAAGGTTCTATCGTTATCGTAGAGCCAGATATTATTGATACAGAGTGTATTAACGGAAAAATCGTTGTTGCCCATATCAATGGTGGGCAAGAAGCGACACTCAAAAAATTTGTTGAGGACTGGCCGAACAGGTATCTCGTCCCACTAAATCCTAACTATAAAACTATTGAATGCGGTGAGAACTGCAGAATAGTTGGTCTTGTCAAACAAGTAATAATGGATTTTTGACACATCTTCCTCACTATCGCAAAACCGGGGTATCCCCGGTTTTTTTATGAGCCTATCTTTTTATGTAGGATAACCAACATAAACTCTTGACACTCACATGTTGGATATCCTACATTTGTTTTTAGAGTTGTGGTGAATGCGCAGGCTGATGCGCGAAAGACATTGCAGCTATTGCGGAAAAGAGCTGTTCGGCGGGGCAATTAAACGCCCGTGAGAGTCTGAAATAACCGCAAGCCGGAGATCAGCACCGGTC